GCCCACAATAGTTTCACCACCACCTATAACAAAGGAAGCGGCAGGAACTAAGTAAATAAGCCCTGTATTTGCTTTGAATATTGCACCAGCAGAAATAGTGGCTGTTCCGCCTGGTGTTGAAGAGCCTGAATTTTCACAGCCCCACAAAACTATATAGCCGCTTTGATTGCTGGTTATGTTTTTTCCCAGTGCCTGTAGGCATTCAATATAAGCAGCCTGTAAAAAATCAAGCGTTCCTTTTTTAATTGGAAGTCCTGCTGCTGTGGTTATTACCGAAGTGTCTAAAATTCTCATTTCTTTTTTTTTAGTAGGTTACTATATCGTATTTAATTCCTGCAAGGTTAATGGTGTCCGCAAACCTGCGAACAGTTTTTTCGCGTATTAATGAAGTTGCGCCCAGCGCATTGTAAACGGCCACTGGTATTTTAATAGCAAACTGGGAACCCAGCACATCTATATCGGTACCGAAAACAAACTCAAAGGCCCTGCTTCCATTCTGATCAACAAAGCTGCTATTTTCTTCAGGTATTCCAACGTGAAAGGCGTAGGTGGTGTTGTACTGTTGTATGTAAATATCAGAAAGCCCACTCACCGGCTGCCTGAAGGTGGTGCCGAACCATTCATTTAACGCGTATTCAAAAACAAGTTTCTGCGCGTTCTGGCGAAGCCTTCCATTCAGGCCGGTAAACTTTTCCTGAACCAGAACCCAGTTAGCGGAAACAGTAGGAAGAACACCCAGGCATGGCACCCAGCATTCATAAATAGCTTTTCCATACTTTACGCGATCGCCAGCACTGTAATCGGTTAGAATATCAAATGGCCCATGAACAAAGTCGCCATCCAGGTAGCTGCCGAACAGTATATCGTGAAGCCATTGCAGCGGCTTCATATACACTTTTCCCCTGGCGAACCTTCGCGGGGTGCGCTTGCGCTTAGGAAGGTTATTATTCCAAAAGCTGTAAAAGTTTATAGTTAAGAATGCCATTACTGTGCTATAAATGTTAATGTGTCTGCGAATGTGTGACCTGAATCTGTTTCTTCTTCTATGTAACCTGCGTAGGTGCTATAGGTAACGGTGTTAATGTTATTCGCAAGGCTATAAATTTCCACCCCATCCACATAGGCTACAGTATTCTGGCGAACACGCACAGTTTCCAGCTTCACATCCAGAACACCAGCCACGGCCTGAATGCTATCCGTTAATTCCTGAATTGAAACGGCACCGTTAAAATCAATGTTTGCCAAATAGTTTTTAATGGCGGTTTGAACATTTGCTGAAATAACAGAGTTGTACTGCCCATCGTAGTAAACATTACCAAACACTGCAATTTTATCAGAATCCGCGCTTACCACTTCGTAAACAAGGCCAGCACCGTTGAACAGTGAAACGTAATCAATTAAGGCAGTTTTTTCACCGCTAACTATGGGAACAGGCGGTTCGTTCTTAGCTACTTTAATTAAGTATTTACGGCTTACTGTTGTGGTTACGCTGCACCTGGTAAGTATTTTGTAAGCTGCTATAATTTGCGGGTAGCCTATAGTGTAATCTGTGTCGTTAAACTGCGCTATTTGTGGCGTGGCTGCATTATATTGAAACTCAAGCACCTTTTTACGAATATACTGTGGTGTTCCAGGCTTAGCTTCAAATGCAATTTGTTCAATGCTTAATTTGAACGAATCCATTATTTGTTCAAAAATAGCAATAGCAGAAGCTACCAGGAAAATATAAAGATTATACATTGCTGTTGTACTTGTGCTATCAAGGCCGGCCAGTTCCGCTTCTGCGTTCTTCTGGTCGATCATTTGCTGCTTAATTTGTGCGGTCGTTCTGGCCATTTTATTAAGGTTCTATTGGGTTTTCAAATTCGTTAACTGTTTCAATCACTATAGGCGGGGCCACTTCAATACCGCGAATAATATCTTTAGGCACAGGATCTACGTAAGTGGTAACGTAAACCTGTTTATAAACGTAAAGGTTCTGGTGGCCGTAGTCTGGGTATTCACTTTCCCTGAACATTTGGCCGCCCTGGTATGGCCTGAATGTTTGAAGCGCCAGAAGAACTTCATCCTTCAAATCGAAAATATTAAGGTTCTGGTCAAGCGTTCCTGTGCCACTGTCAAGTTCCTGCATTACAATATGAACAGTAACAGGAAGCGGTTCGATCATTTGGTACCCAGCGCCCATTTGCTTAATGCTGCTTAAATCAAGTTCAATGAACACGGCAGGCATTTCAAACAGGTACCCCTTTTCTGGGTCTTTTTCCATTACGTTTTCGTACTGGCGGTTATAAACGGCCATGTGCTTCACGCTGGGGGCGAAGGTTCGTAACTGTGTAAAAATGCTTTCTAAAAATAATTTCATTTGAAAATACTATCTATTGCCTTTGTTATTATATTAACCTGCATTCGTGTAAGTTCTTCTGTTTGCCCTATAAATGGCCGTGCCACCATGTTTTCCGTTCCATCGTTCAAAAATTCAGCCTGTGGAGAGCTGTTTATTATTTCTATTCGTTCCCAGCGCTTGCTTATACAGGCGAAGGCCCTGCGTGTTCTTCCGGTGGCCACTAAAATATTACGCGTTCTTCGCCCCAGTGCGCGCTTCTTTGGGTACTTATACGCTGCTGTTCCTGGTATTCGCCTAAGTACTTCCTTCCATTGCTTACCATCCCACCCCTGCTTACGCCAACTGGCCTCAAAGTAGCTTTGTGTTACCAGTGCCACTTCAGCAGGAACTTCACGCCTTACGCGCGCCAGTTTCTGTTCCACATCATCTAAACCCCACGGACTTTTTGCCATTATACAAATTTATAAGTTACCAGGTCAAGGTTACGCGGGTCGTTCATTACTTTTAAACGCTTACCTTCCTTAATTGCTTGCGCGCAAATTTCTGTAGTTTTTTCTTCACCCAAAGAAAAAAGTAAGGCATCCACGTCCTGCTGCTGTTTCGGGTATTTTTTTAAATATTCATTCATTTTAAAAGCGATTCAATGTATTTCCTGCTTTGGAATGGGAAGGTTGAAATTCCTTTCTGCCAACTTTTTATCTTTGGCGGCCACTTCAAAATACGGGTGTTTGCCTGGGCCTGTTTCCTGAAATACCACTTTGTCGGTGCCTGGGTTCATTTTAAACAGCGGCTTCATAAGCTGGTCTGTTTCGGAAGCTGCGGACTTTACCTTCTCTGGTGCGCTTTCTTTGGTTCCTTCGTGTTTGCTTACCTGTACTAACATACAGCGGCAGTTAAAATGGTTAAGCGGAGCGCGTGTAGCCCAGAACGGGTGGCCAACTGGTAGAACTATTCCATCAAGCGGCTTGCATATTTCGCTGGTGTTCCGATCCAGTATGGCATCGTATTTAAGAAGTGGGAACAGGTCTTTTTCTGCTTCAAATTCATTCCACTTTCTTGCATTCTGGGCCATGCCTATTGCAGTGTCGTATTCTGTTTTCAGCCATGCCTGGTTAAACTTTTCAAAGATCGTTGTAGCGCTTTCTTTAAATGCTTTAAAATTCTTCGCTGTGCCTACTTCAGCGGAAATGGCCCTTACCTGCTGGTAAGTTTTGGCCGCACTAAAAACGTAAATGTTATTTTGTAATTCATTAAGCAGTTTGCCATCAGGCTGAAATGGGTTAAAATCCTTTGGCTTCCCACCGAACCCTTCAAACAGGCCACTTTTTAATTTTTCCGCTATTTGCTTATACAGATCTACCGGCAGGTTATTAACATCAACGCTACCACCATAAATTTCTTTTACTAACTGTTCCGCTGTATAATCAATTAACTTCATTTGGGTTTGCTGGCCAGTATTCTATTAACAAGGGTTTCGCACCGGTTAAAATATCACTTTTCTGAATTACCACATCGTCAAAGGTGGCGCCCTGCGTTTCAATAACGGCCATTTGTTCATCGCTTAACTTCTTCGCTTTGTGCTGGAAGCTACACCACAGCATAAACATATCGTAATAGCGGGCGTTAAGGTAAATGGTTTTAGGGGCGCGCTGCATTCTTCGCTCCACACTTATAGCCGTGGCCACCATGTCCACAGCTACGTTACCGGTGCTTTCCCAGTTATTTATTTGCGCGTAAGCGTATTGCTTTTGTTTAAGATTCAACATCGTACATATTTTTTAATTTCTTCAAAACTTCGCCAGGGACGTCTGGTGCCGGCTGTTCTTCCACCTTTTCTACTGGTATTCCAGTGCGCTCGGTAAAGTATTCAGCATCCATTTGAAGGCCTGCATTTTTCAGGGTTTGTGCTATTTCAGCAGTTACCTTATTGCTGGCATCTTCCTTAGCCCTAAATTCTTCAGCTTCTTCAACGTTACGAATTTTAAATGTTACCCCCATAGGAATGGGAAAGCCCAGTTTTCGCAGCTTAGGTAACACTTCCGTGTTAATATTGTGTTCGCGTATTCGGCAGCTATTTGATTCAGTTTCTTTTACGGCCTTATTAGCTTCTTCGTTCGCGCCCAGCTTACCTGGTGTGCTGCTCATTGCATCCTCATGGCCGAACACGATTTTCGTTATTGCCTTTTCCAGCCTAACCTGGAAACTTTCAAAGCCCTGGTAGCCGGTACCTGTGTTACGGGTGTCAATAAGTGAAATTTCATCCTGCGGGTCGGTAACTATAGTGGCACTGTTACCCATGTTAAATAGGTTAGCGAAGAAGGTGTCACGTTCATCCCCTGTTTTGTCGGTCTTTCCCCAACGTGCAGGGCTTCCAAACAATTCGTAAAATGTAGCTTCCTGGCCTACCAGGTGGCGCAGGTAAATTTCGTAAAGTGCAATTTTGTAAAACATTCCATACCCACACTCGCTTATTCCTATTTCGGAAGGGGTGCTGAACCAGAACGTCCAGTCGTATGGGCAGTTTCCACTTTGATCGCGGAAGGCTAAATCACGGAAGGGAATACCCACTACATTATAGGGAATGTTAACCACGTTCATACGGTCTGGGCTTACCCATGGCCGTGGCATTGTTTTAATGGGCGCAAGGTTTCCGAAAGCGTCACGGCTGAACAGTTCGTTATTAACTACATCGCTGAAGTTAACAAGGGAATAGCCGAAGAAGTCGGCATCCAGATCGGCATCAATTATTTTAAAAAACCAGTCTTTGGTAAGCAGTTTAGTTACCACATCGTTCACGCTGCCATCTGGGTTAAGAAAATCATATCCTTTCTTAGTAACCAGCCTTTTGTAACGCTTCATACAGGCTTCTACATGGCCATTAAGAACTACGTCAAGGTAAATACGCTGCATTTGAACCCGTTGTTTAAACTGAACCATTCCCTGTTCAGCTTCCACCACAGCATCGCGCCAGCTTTGAATGGTTTGCTTTGCCCTGCTGAATACAATAGGCGCTATTTGTGCGTAGCGTAAGTCCTTGCTAACACTGCCCTTTACCAGTATATTACCTTGTGTGGTTTCGGTGGGGAAGAAGTAATTTTTTACATCTATATAATCACCTTTAGCCCGTGCCAGTTCTTTTATTTCCATTTAGTAAAAGTTTTGATTCCGCGTTTGTGAAGAAGCCATTCGTGTACGCTGGCCCGTGGTAGTTGGTTGCAGCCGTGGCAGGTTAGCCGTAACGCCATCCTTCATTCCTGCAATGCTTTTCAGCCATTCCTTTGCCAGATCGTAGGCATCTATGGTTATTTGCGGCACGTTATTCGGGGCTATTCGCTTGCTTAGGTAGTAAATAACCATGTTTACCATGTAGGTAACAAGTTGCTGGCTTCTGTTATCGGCAGCAGCCCAGTAGGTTGTATTTGTGGGAAGAACGCCTGCATTAATTGAAAATGCAGTACCGGCACCCCAATAACTTACGGCTGCTTCTGTTCCTGGTTCGTAACCACTGTTAGCATTTATGCAAGGGTAAACTTTGTCCTTCCACCAAACGCTGGAACCAGTGGCAAAATACGTTTTTGCATCCCACACAGGGTTCGGTGCCAGAACGTAAAATATTTGGTATTGTGTTCCCAGAAGGCTCCAGTGTGATATATTAAAAACTTCACCAGGCGAAGATATTGCTGAAGTGCAGCGGTAAACGTTACCAGCCTGAAGCGTTAAGTCGTTCAAAGCGTAAGCTGAAGTAGCAGAATAAGCCACAGCATCAAGGTACACCCTTCGCAGCGCTTTATAGGCTGTGGAAATATCCCAGGGAACCGTATCGGTAAATTCCATGCTGGTGTCGTACTTCTGAACCAGGTAGCTGCAAACTTCTTCCTGTACGGTTAATTCCAACGCTTTAACGACCGCTGAATTAGAAGTGCTTAACGCATTAAGCTGAACGGTTTGGATCTGCCTGTTATAGTCGTTTGGAATTAAATACATGGGCCTGCTGTTTAAACCCTACAATTTTATACAAAAAATTTCTGAACTACTGCTGTTTGTGTCAGTTAATAGCTGTTTGACTGCCCCAGGTTTTTACTTGTTTTAATGTTTGTTCCCAGTGTGCTGCGTTGGTAGGCGTGGTATTCTTTGGCAAAGGCGGTACAAATAAAATACCTGGTCAGATCTACGAAGTGGCCCCAGGGTTGATAGCGTATTTTGGTAAGCGGGTCTTCCACGGTAGTTTTGTCCACCTTCCCGTTTTTGTCTTCCTTCGTGTTTTCAAAATCGGCTATGGCTTTCCTGCACCCTTTGTCCGCTGCGAAGTTTAGCCCTTGCGTGTTCACTTCCAGCACAGAATTAAAGAACTCCGCGCTCATTACCACACTGGGGTTTGAAGCTGGTGTTTTACGTTCTGGTTTGTAAACCTGTTTTTTGTTCGGCTGGTAGGCAGTAAGCCCGTTAATAATTTGCCTGAACAGGTCGTGGCCTTTTTCATGCTTTACGTCTTCCTTCTGGCTGGTGGCATCCCCAGTAATGTAAATTTTCCCTTCGTGCTGCCACTGGTTCAGCTTCCGGATTAACGTGGCCACCATGTTAGGAACCTTATTTTCTGGGTTCGCAAGTGCTATAGCGTCAATCATTCGGCAGGTTTTCTGGTCGTTGCTTATTTGGAAAATGCCACAGGGAAAGTAAGGAACCGTATTTTCATCGAAGGAAAGCCACACGGCCAGGTCTGGGTTATACGGGTAAACGCCTGTGTGCTTTTCGCTTTTCCAGCACTTCAGGAACTCCCCACCGTAAACCGTTTTACCCCACTCCCCCAGAACGTTCACTTTGTAGCTGTTGTAATTCAGCACCCGTTCCTTTTCGTATTCTGCTATAAGGTTTTCATCCCTGTAGCCGTAAGCAGGTGTGGCTGTGGTAGTGTACTGCTGGCCAGCTACAGTCCAGCTTTTGTTTTCGCTACCCGTGATCCAAAAATTGTCCTCGTAAGTGGTTTTAATTAAAACGGTTTTCCCGTCCTTACTGATTCTTACAAAGCTGTGGGGGCATGGTAGTGAATAGTTTGTTTCCAGCCATTCTACTGGGTCAATAAGCATGGTTTTTACCCAGCTATTCTCATCTACAGGGTTCCAGCTTGCAAATATTTTCTGGCCTTTTATACCACGAAGCGAAAGGTTAAACTGCCTATATTCCGCTTCTTCAAAGTGGTTCAATTCATCCAAGTACAGGTATTTGTAGCTTTCAATTCCCTTAGCCTTTTCTTCGCTGTCGATTCCCTTCAGCACCACTTCCGCTTTATTGTCTGCCAGCAGCCGCCTGTCCTGAATTTGGAAGGCAGGGTAAAGGCGTGTAGTTTCCGCTGCCAGTTTGAAGGACTTCTTCAGTGTGGTGGGAATACTTGCGCTTTCTTTTCTGAAGGCAATACTGGAGGCTGTTTTGGTTATGGCTTCTTTGCACAATAACTGGCAAATGCTGGCTGTTTTCGCGCTTGACTTACCGCCATAAACCAGAACGGTGCGAATGGTGGGGTCGTTAATAATGTGATTCAGGATGAAGTACAGCGGGTTAAACCACTTGCGGTCAAAGCGTATGGCTGAGGGCTGCATAGTTAACTTTTATTTTGATTTTATGAAGGGGGAAGTGTTACCTTCCCCCGTTCTTCCTGTTTGGTGTGCCATCCGAAACCTTCCTATAAGCTGGTTTACACAGAAGGTTTAAAACGTGTAACCCCTTAGACTTTCGCGGTGTATAGGCACTATTGAATTATCTTTAAACGTATTCTTCTGGTATATCTTTACCCAGGTTTTTAACTATGTGTTCCTGCCGTTCAGCAAGGCCCAGTTCGCGGGCTATTAAATTCGGGTGAAGCAGCCCAGCAGCGGCTCCTGTAAACTTCTGGGTAAATATAACATCCCTTATACGCGTAATGATCTTACAAAAACCTTCTGCTTCGGCCCCTGTTTTTGTTTTCTGTTCTGCTTCAAAGTGATTGAAATACACCTCGTTAACTTCCATAAACAAACAAAGTCCTTTTAGGGTGAAGGCGCGCATTTTTTCACGTTCAACTTTCCGGGCGTCTTTTCCTGCAAAATCAATTTCTATAAGCGGGGTGTCTTCACACCATGTAAAGTATTCACAGGCAGCCTCCCACATTAAATCAGGTGTGGCGAAAATTTGATCGCGCCCGTGCTTTGACCTTTGTTCCCAGAATTTGTTCCCTTTTGGTGCTGCCATTGGTTCTAAATATAAATGCCAGCGTTGGCCAGCTTAGTTTTTACTTCCTTTATTGTTTCGGTTCGCCCGTATTTTTTAAGAACATTTAAGCACTTTCCCAGCCCCTGCAAAAGCGACCACAGTTTTTTCCTTTCAGGGTTTGAATGTATTGCCTTTGCATTCTTCCTACCATTTTCTGCCCGCGTTTCAGTTGAACACAGCGGCTCGTTCCCACCTTCTGCAAGGTTCAGAAGCCTGAAGCCTTCCTTCCTGTGCTTTTCTATTTCTTCACGCTCCGCTGCTGCCCAGTTTTCAGAATCTGTTATTCTTATAACGGTGGCGTGTGGAATAAACCCTTCTTCGCGTAGGTTTTTAATCCAGCAATATAGTGGGGTTTTTCTTCTGGTTTCGCGCAGGTGGCTTTTTAGCCTGTTTTGTGTATTTATAGCCTTACCAATATAACGAACTTCCCCCGTTTCTGGGTGAGAAAGAGCGTAAATTTCTACTGGTTCCATTTGGCTTACCTTTTCGGGGCGTTAATTTGAATAATCCATTCCAGAAGGCATTCTATTTTTGCTTTCATTTGATTAATTTTTCTGCTTCGGTTATTATTTGGGTTAAAAATTCTGTTCGGCCAATAGCTTCAGCCTTTTTAAGAACGGTTTCTTTGTTTTCAAAGCCCCTGCTTAATTCAAACCAGTATAGCAGTTCCTTTTCTTCGGTTACTGCTACTGTTAAGCCGTTAATGGCGTAGAACGCTGTAATTCTGTCTACTTTCATTTTATATAGCTGTTTTATCGATAAAAACCGATTCTACAAGCATTAATGCAATAGAGTTCAGGCTTTTTATACAGTCTTTTTTATTGTGAAACGTTTCACCGCTGCACGCAACTTTTTTCCCGTTTTTGGCTACAAGGCGCCACCCGTACTGGCCGTTTTTTTTTGATTTGTAAATTTCTCTTTTAGTTTTTTTCATTTTCTTACTAAATAAGGGTTTGTAAGTTTTGAAATGCAGCAGTTCTTATACTTCAGGCCGCTGCCGCAGGAACACTTTTGGTTCCTTTCCGGTACCGGCTTCTTCACCATGCCTTTGCCTTCTTCGTTAAGGAAGTGTGTAACCAGCCTTTTACTTGCGCTACCCATACCTAAAGCTTTTTATAAACCTGAATAGATTGCACCAGCAGCTTTGTTTTGTACTGAATGCTGGAATTTATTAACGCCTTCCGGTAGCTTTGGTAGCAGTAAACCACTGCTTCCCCATCCAAATAACTGGTCTGAAACCCTGTACCGTTGCCCTGTTCATTGTTTGCGATCAATGGAATAACTTCAAAGGTGCTGTTATTGTAGTCTGGGTTTTTGTAAGCAGCATAAGCCAGGTATTTCATTCGGCTGTTATCATTGTCCAGGCAGTACTTCCCGCTCCACTTGTCTATGGTGTAGTAGTTGTGCAGGTAGATCTTCCGACAAATTTTCACAATACTATCAGCCTGAATTTGTCCGGTTACTAACTTATTCGTGGGAAGCGGCACCAGTTTACCTAAGTAAGCCTCCACGCTTCCGAACTCGCGCTTAATAATTCTTAACCATTGGCACCACTGCGTAAAGGTTCCTGCACCGTTCCAGTATTCCCGTTCCAAATTGTAGGCATCGAAGGTCGTGCTTTTTAGCGTTTCAAAGTTTTTAATATTGTGTACATGGGTGTAAATGCTGGTGTCCGTGCTAATTACACAGGTAATTTTTGCAGAAGGGTACAAAGCACGGTAACGGGCCATCTGGAGCGCAAGGCTATCGCGCTTAACACTATTCTGAACAGCAGCAGTAATTCCATAGCAGGTTAAATCCTGCCCAGTCATATCGCTGAAGGTGGCCGTTTGGTAGTCGTAGCTATAGTAGTAACCAATTTTTGTTTGTGCCATTCCCACTATGGAAAGCGTTAAGCTAAGAAGGGTAAGGAACCCCAGAAGTTTGATTTTGTTTTTCATTTGTTTGGTTTTTGAATTGTTAGTAAAGTTTTGCAATTATTTGGAACAGCGAAAGTAGTACATAGATCTGGAAACACATTAACCGGTTCGCACTGGTGTCCTGTAGGTGCTTATCCCAGAAACTGTTTTCTTCCTTCAGCGGTGTTTCGCTATCGCAGTGAAAGGCCACCACGAAACTGTTCAGGAAGCCGTTATAAGTTCCCTTTTTGTAGCGTGTAAGAATTAACCACTGGTACAGCCAGTCGTGCCAGAAGCGGAACAGAAAAAAATTAGCCGTGGCTGTTAGAGCCAAAACACCCCACGCTGGCCAGAAGGTTCTGGTTAAAAAAAAGTGAATGCCTGGAATGGCCCACACAATTAAACGGGGCGCATTGTAAACCCAGTGCTTAAAACGAATTAACAGCGGGTGAAACTTTTCTGGGTTCTTCAGAATACGGCCATCTATTCTGAACTCCCAGAAAACCAGAAGGCCCAGCGCCAGCGTTACACAGAAATAAATTAACAGTATCAAAATTCCTTTCCTTTGAAGTTCATAAAACTGCCTAAAAAGAACACGCCTAATTCTACAGCGGTGGCAATAGCAGCAAACCACCACACCCCCTGCATAACACAAATGGGCCATGCAATAGCCAGTAAAATATTAATAGCTATGAACAGCCTGCGCTTCTGCTGGTTATTCCAAATGTATAGGAAGAAGTTTTTCATGTTTTTATTTCAAAGGTAATTTATTTTTTTGAATCGCGAAGCCCTTTAACTCTTCAATTA